CATCATCAAGAGGAGCGTGGGGTAACAAAATAAGAGTTGCCGTTGCTGACTATAATACATATTCAGCAATGTTAACAGGTGGTTACAGTTCATGGACAACCTATGATGCCCTCACAGATGTTGGTTCAAAACCTGAATCAACAAAAGAGTTCTTGATTGTCGTTCAGAACTATCCTCAGAATGGAACAGCCTGGTCAACTGTTGAATACTTTAATGTTTCAACAGATGAGACTAAAGTTGATGATGAAGGTCTTAGCATGTATGCAGAGAATAAGATTAATCAAGAATCTGATTATATCAGAATTGCTCTCAACGCTCTCGCTAAGAACTCAACAATAACTTGCTCTACTTCAGGGTGGCAGACATTTGCTGGTGGTCATGATGATAATAATGGTTCTCTTACAGACGCGGAAGTTATTGCAGGCTACGCCTTGTATGAAAATTCAGAAGATATTGATGTCAATATCTTCATTGACTCAGCAAAATCTAACACTGTCAAACAAGACATAGTAAGTAAGTGTGAGACAAGACTTGATGCCATAGCGGCACTTGACTGTCCATATGCCACTGTTGTCAATAACAGTGGTAGCGAGTCAACTGACCTAAGAGCGTGGAGGAGAGGAACTGGAGCTTATGTTTCAGATAATCTCAACATCAACACAAGTTACGCTGCCGTTTATGGAAATTGGCTAGAAGTTTATGATAAGTATAATTCTGCTTATCGTTGGATTCCGGCTTCTGGTCACGCAGCAGGAATCTTTGCAAGAACCGATGATGTAACAGACCCATGGTTCGCACCAGCGGGTTTCAACAGAGGCGGTTTGAGCAATGTAAGAAGACTAGCATGGAACCCAACCCAAGGTCATAGAGATATACTTTACTTGAATGGCATCAACCCGATTGTAAGTTTCTCTGGACAGGGAAAGGTTATCTGGGGTCAGAAAACCATGTTAGATAAAGAATCGGCTTTCAACAGGATTAATGTAAGAAGATTGTTCATGATTCTTGAGAAGGCTATTTCGACAGCAACGAAATACTTTCTATTTGAACCAAACGATGATCTTACTAGACTTCTGTTGGTAAATATGATTGACCCATTCTTGAGAGATGTCAAGGCTCGTAGAGGTGTCTACGATTACCTTGTTGTCTGTGATGGCACAAATAACACACCAGAAAGAATTGACAGAAATGAACTTTGGTGTGACATCTACATCAAGCCAACAAGAGCAGCCGAATTTATCGTACTAAACTTTATAGCTACCAAGACTGGCGCATCTTTTACTGAGATCGCTGCCTTGAGAGCTTCAGGATAATAGGAGGAAGATAATATGCCAGGTTTTGATATTGAGAGTTTTAGAGCTAAGTTTCAGGCTGGAGCAAGAGCATACATGTTCTATGTCAAGCCTATATTTCCACTTGGCCTAGGCGCGGATACAGACACTGCGACATATCTAGTAAGGGCATCATCACTTCCTGAGACAACCAACGAGGAAATCGTTGTCAACTGGCAAGGGTTCGATTACAAGATGGCAGGCAAATCTACATTCTCACCATGGAATGTAACATTCAATGTTGATAGAAATGCAGACATTTTGAAGTGGTTCCTAGAATGGAAGAAAATCATTCTTGACCCAACAACTAATGTTCACGGGTCTCCAGTAGACTATATGGTTGACCAACAAGTTGAGCTGCTTGGTTTTGATGGTGAGCCTATCTTGAAATATAAGTTGGTGGGAGCATGGCCACAATCAGTTGGCGCAATAACATTAGAATATGCAACAAGCGATGTTGCTCAATTTGAGGTCGCTTGGACATATCAATATCATGTTGTTGACCGTGGTGTTGCCTATGTAAGTCCACCATCTTTCGCAGCATAAAAATAATAATTAGTGAGGTGTAAAAATGTCAGACTTCAAAAAATATTTGAATGTCTATGAATTTGATACCGTCCTGCCGGGCAGCGGCAGGACTGTCAAGTTCAAACCTGTAACAACAGGACAGATGAAGGAACTTCTCGTTTATGAAAACGAGACAAGTCCTGCTGTCATTGAAACAGCTCTAGATAAGTTAATAACCACATCAATAGTTGATGAGGAATTTGACCTTCTAGACCTATATCTCCAAGACAGGTTTTTCCTTATGTTGGAAATAAGGAGAAAGACAAAAGGAGATCATTACCAGTTTGAATTTAAGTGTCCTCAATGTGGTTCACAAGTATTGCAGAGTGTCAACTTAGCCAATCTACCTGTAAAGGTGTTTGGAGAAGTACAAAATGTAGTAGAACTCAATGACAATATTTCAGTTGAGCTTGATTTTGTTAAAAGAAGAGATCAAGTTATAGCGTATGAGATTGTGGATAAACATTTCCAGAATCTAACACCTACTCAACAAGCAACTGAAGCTGCATTGATTGCCAACGCTCTAGCAATCAGAGCTATTATCACACCCGAAGGTCGGGATGATAATGTAAGTATTGAGGATAGAAAGTTTTTCTTGGAAGAAATACCAAGAGGAGAATACGACCTTATAAATGACTGGTTTGAAAAGAATAACTTTGGCGTAGATTTTACATTTGATCTTACATGTAAGCATATCTATGCACCCGAGCCAGGGAAGACACACGGTGTGCCTTGTGGGTTCAGACAAAAGACAGACATACCAATGGAAAACTTTTTTTTCTAATTAAAATTTTGTGTTCAGATGTTACGATGGAGAGCATCATCGTTGAACAGTACCAATTAGCACGAGGTGCAAACATAAGTCTCTCAGAAAGCAACGAGATGCCGGAATTTGAACGAGAAGCGTACATCAATTTGTTGGTGAGAGACATAAACAGAGAGACTGAAAGTATCAATTCAAGCCTCGCTTAGTCATAGAACTAATGGATCACAAGGGTCTCAAGGGCTTTATTATGACAATGCCCCTGGACCCTTTTTTTATGGAGAGTAAAGATGCCAGAAGATAGAAATATTGCTAGAGTTTTTGGTGAGATGTTGAAGAGCGCTAAAACTTCTCAGGCTATACAATCACAAGTGCAGAAAACAGTAGGCGCTGTGAGTGGACATGTTAGAGAAGTCTTGGGACCATTGGCTGAAGCCTTTGATTTTATTAAACATTCATTGGCTAACATTTTCAATTTCTTCAAAGGCATTGCTCTAGATGCTTTCGGTACTGTAAAAAAGATTTTCGGATTTGGTAAAGGTCCAGCAGAAAAGACAGCCGAGAACACTGAAAAATCAACAGGTTATTTGAAATCTATTCTAGATGTTTTCAGAAGAACAGAGAAGCAAAAAGCAATTGAAGGTATTGGTAAAGGCAAAGGGAAGAAAGGACTTCAAGGATGGCTTTTGTTACTCTTCGGAGGTATAGCTGCTGCAATTGGCGGTATACTGGGCGGTTTAGCAAGAAGATTTGTCTTGCCTTTTGAGATATTCCTTGGTGCCATAAAAAGATTGCCATTTATAGGTAAGGCAATAAGAGGCATTATAGACTGGTTCGGAAAACTCAAATTAATTCAGAAGATAACTGGATTTGGACCTGTTAAAAAATTTATTGACATCTTCAAGGGTGTCATAGGTAAATTTAGTTTCCTCACAAAGATATTCAAAACAGGTGGAGGTGTCCTGGGAAGATTTGCCACTTCTTTTATGAAAGGTTTCAAAATCTTAGGATGGCCATTCACAGTTCTACTTGGAGTTATTGATTTCATAAAAGGATTCATGGGGACTGAAGGTACTCTTATGCAAAAACTCCAAGGAGGTCTATCTGAAGCTATCAAAGGATTTATTGAGTTACCAGCCAAAGTCGTTGGATGGATTGGTGAAAAACTTCTAGGTCTTGCAGGTATTCAAGTAGAAAAAGGCGAGATAGCTGGTAAGATAATGGGTTTTGTTGATAAAGTTGTTGACATGATATTTCATCCTTGGGACTATCTAATGGCAGGCGTAAAGAAGTTCACAGGCTGGTTCATAGATTTATGGAACGGCTTGATGGATGGTATTATCAATCTTGCTAAAAAGGCAGATTGGATACCAGGTATTGGGTCTGTAATTGCCGCAGCAGAAGGCATGAAGTTTGAAAAGACAGCCCCAGAAGATAAAGTAGGACAAGCCGAAGGAGATAGACAAAAGGCTCTTGCAAAAAGTAAAGCAGATGAGGTTCAAAGACAAAAAGATACACAAAAAGCAACAGAAGATACAAACAAAAAGCTAGACAAAGTAGCAAAGGAACAGGCAGCAACAACAAACATTATACAAGCACAAGGCTCAACAAGAGTTGATGAGGCTCCGAAAGAAGCACCATCAAGTCAAGCACAAGATGCCCTAGATATATGGGCAACTAACGCTTTCTAAGGAGATAAAAATGGCTCTAGGTTTAAGAAGTACAGCACAAGAAATACTAGAACTTAATGTTGACCCGTCCTCTGGTATATTTCAGAGACCGAGAACAGTTCAACATGCACACTTCACTGATGCTCTTTGGGTCACGATGAAGGCAAAGAAACTTGAAAGTATGCCGGCCTTGAATAGAGGTAACGCATTAGATGAGCTTGCAAAAGACACAAATCTAACTTTTAAATTTCTAGCTCCAAATGACATTCAAGAGGCAATCGGTCATGATTGGCAAGAATACGATTCAATCGCCACAAGACTAGCACAAAAAATAGCCAGTCTTCAAAGGCAGGGACCGGAATTTCTACAGACTGTTGAATCTGGTGGAAATGCCCTCAAAGGTGTTGTAAGTGCCATCAAAACAGGAAAGAAACCAGCAGAAGACTTAGCTAAAGTTGCACAGAACTTTATAGGTAATATGTATGGTATGAAAGTTCAGCCTACAAAAGTAGATGCTGCGCTAGTTTACACAAACTCTCCTAGAAGGCAATATACATTTGAATTTACTCTTATTGACGAAGGTAATCCAAGAATTGACATCGTTGACCCAATTAACAGACTGATACAATTATCAGCACCAGAGTTGAAAGGAGACAGCCAGACACTCTTTGAGAACCCATACATCTTTGAAGTCAAAACTGAGCCAAACGCTATTATACGAATTGATTACGCTGCTCTGATAGCAGTCCAACCCACATATAAGGGTCCTTGGAGAAATGGATTTCCATCTTACTGTGAGCTTCAGCTTCAGTTCATAGATTTGGACCCAACATATAGAAGTAACTTTAACAAATCTACACCTAAGATTTCAGTATCAAGCACTCTCGCAAGACATATTCCATATTTTGACAAGTTCAAGCAATATAGCTCAATCGCTGACAGACTTCAAGACCAAGTGGATGCTTATGGAAATAAAGCTGGTGAGACAGGACTTGTAGAAGGTGTGAGAAGTACATTCAAGCCAGACCAGGGCGGAGGTCAGTCTAACTGGTCAGAGATAGCCAGTAAATGGCTCACTATTGATTAATGAGGTATAGATATGCCAGTAGCAAGATTAAGTGAAACATTCTATGAAATAACAGGAAACAGATTAAGTAATCTTTCCTATCTCAAGTTATTCAATATATTGGAAGATACAGACGGTACAAGATACTTGAATATCTGGAGATCATATTCATTGAATGATGAACTCACAGACGATACGGTTTATTATGAGTCATATGAAGTAGATAACGATGATTGGTGGGACAATATCTCATATTACAATTACGAAACACCCAGGCTGTGGTGGCTCTGCGCTCTGATGAATGATATTATGAATCCTTTTGAGGAACTTGAAGCTGGAGACAATATCAAGATATTGAGAGATACATACATTTATCAGTTAATCAGAGAACTTGAAACCATACAGGAACTCTAATGGCTAAACAATTAGATGAATTAAGACAAAATCCGGATGAGGGCGTTGTATCTGTAATCATAACATTTGAAGCAGGGGACGCTATTGTAGATTCAAAAGACATCTATCAACTCTATTTCATAGAGGATATTTTTGCTCCTTCAATGACAGGTAAGTTACAGTTTGTTGATAAGTATGGTATAACAGAGTTAGGTCCTTTTACAGGTAATGAAAAAATCATTATAGTTTTTGGTACCGAATCGGATAACTTCCGGACAGAATTTGAAATCTTCAAAA